AACAGCACTGTCCCCAATATCCAGCCCGACGCGCTTGCTGACGCTTGCCGGAATAAAAACGCTCTCGCCGGTATCCTCACAGACACCAAAGGATGTCCCCCCGTCGAGCTGCTCGATGCAGTAGATACGTGCTTTCTTCATGGTAATCTCCAGTCTGGGTTTATGGTTTGTTGTTCCTCCACGCAGTTCTCCCTGCGTGGGGTTTGGTTTGGTTGGCAGACATCAGGCACCGAGCCTGCCAGTCGGTTACTAGACGGTTGTCAGAACGTGGTGCAACGACACCCAGTCCCCATCCCCGACAGCCCTAAGCGAGCGTTGGCCCGCTATTCCTCCATTGCTGCTAGGGCGGCGCTCACAGCCCCATCTCCTCTGCATATGCGTCCTTCACAATGGCTGCGATCAGTTCAGCTACAGACATGCCAGCGGGCAGTTGATCCAATAGCCACATCAATTCGTCTTCGCTCAAACCACTCAATGTCTGTTTGATGCTTCCGCGATCACACTTTTTTTCTTTAAGGGCTAACGTTACTTGGTCGTGGCGATTCATTATGGGCTTTGGCGGCAACAGGCCCAGTTCGCGGGCTTTGGTTATACGAGTGCCGACCCAATTTCTGTTTCTATCAAGTGTCTCCCCGATCTGAATGTTGTTCATACCCTTGAGCCGCAACTTGGCGACTGCGACTGCGCCTTCTGTCTTTGTCATGTGCTTCATTCCCCCAACCCCTCTGGCCGCGCCACTGGCCGCATGGATGTAATCGGTGCTGACGTATATGCGCAATGCACCTCGACATCATTGCCGAGCGCCTCGAAGTTTCGTGCGATAAACTCACCGTCACGGATGCACTCCATCGGCTGCGTCGTCACGAATGCCTCGCCCGTGTATGGGCCTGACGTGATGATAAAAGTAATAAAAGCTAGGGTTTTCATGTGTTTTCTCCAATCTCGATAAGGCGCAGTGTCTCGACGACGGCCGCGATGTTGTTCTCGTTGATGACCAGCGACCACCCACCGGCGTCGCGGATCATCTCGAGGTTCTTTTCTTGCAGCTTGGTAGGCTTGCCGTTGCCGGCCTTGCACTCGATGCCGATGAACTTGCCGCGATAGCAGGCGACGATATCCGGTACACCGCTCGAACCATATCCACCAGTTACCGGATAAAAGTAATACGCCCCTGCATCTTTCAGTATGGTCACAACCTTCTTTTTTACTTTGGCTTCTGGCGTCATTGCCATGTCATTCTCCTTTTTATTATACGGTCGGGCGAGCTAGCTCGCCGCCACTGTTATGCGCGGCGCATAACACGCCGCGCGGTTTGTTTATTGTACGACCCAGTAGACGTTCTCGTCTATGCGTCGCCCTATGCCGTAGATCGAACTATCGTTCGGGTTCGCAGGCATCATGTGTAACGCAGCAACACGATGCTGCATCCACTCCGGTATGTCAGAGAAGGTATCGTACGTCGTAACCCCGCTGTCGTCAACGGGACAGAAGCCGATATATCTAACTTCTGTTAAACCGGTGTCACCTATCTCTATGCGCCAAATGTAGTCAGCATCGGGTGCGCAGATCATCGCAAGTTGTTGGTGCAGGTGCATCTGCTCCATGACTGTCATTCTTTCACCCTCCTCTTGTGCCTCCTATACTGTGCCAACAGGTCGTCTGGCCACAGGTCGTGATGTACGTCAGCCAGCGGGATCTCTGTCTTGGTCTTGTCTATCTTTAGGACAAACGTCGCCCTGAGCCACGGTCGCCACATATGCGGGCCTTCGATCACCCCTGTACCGACCATACCCTTGAGTTCTTTCGGTGGCACTCCTGCAAGCTCGGCGATGCGTAGTGCGTGCTTGAACTTTTTGATGGTGTCGATCTGCTGCGCACATAGCGCAGCCATCTGGTCCAGCTTGTCGTGTAGTTCTTCGCTCATGCTCCTGTCACCTCCCATTTACCAATGTCATATCCAGTCAGTGTCGGCTCGTACTTGTACCCCCAGATGCCGTAGTCGCGTCCGAGATATGCGTACAGCATCGCGAGCACTTGGTTCGGTTGACCTCCATTGCTCACCATAACATCGTGCCACTTCTCCTCATCCTTGATGTGTGCCTCGATATGGTCGGTAGGTATGTAGCGGCGCTGCCACATCGGCGGCAGGGTGTCCTTTACCATAGGGAACATCAGCGCGTGCCATGCGCGGTAGGCCAAGAAGTTGCTATCCTCGCGCAGTTTCTTGGAGTTCTTGCGGTTGATTGTGCGGCGCTCGAACCGGCCAAGCCCCTCGCCACTCACGGTGCCGTCAGGTGACACGGTGACACGATGCCCTGCGATCGGGTACATTGTATTGTTGATCCGCAGTACCGTGGCTCGCTTCATCAGGTAGACCCCGATCGGCATGAAGTTGTTCGAGAAGGCGCATGTAGAGTTCGTGTGGTACCCGCCGTTGTTGACCGTATAGGACCCGTCCTTGTGCCACGTCACAACGTCGGTCCAGTGCATGCGGAACACCACGTCGGTGCCGTCCATCCGCACACCGTAGTTCCTATCCCGCTTGTCAGGTAGGGGGCGCTCGCCGTCGGGATCTTCGCCCCGCCATGCTGTCGCCTTGTTGTACATATCCACTGCATCCGCATAGCTGCGCACCCACGATACGTTGTACATTGATACTCCAAATGTCATTGTCTGTCTCCTTGGTTGGTTGTTATAGGTCTTCGTCTTCTTCGATCTCGTTCGCTTTGAGGCTCTCGATCACTGCCTCGTCACTCGTGAGGTACTCGTGTTCCTTCTCCAGTGTAGTGTAGAGCCAGTCGGCTAGGTCGCGAAACAATCCTTGGAGTGTCTCCTCGATATGGTCTACGACTTCTTCTGCGACGCCGCTCTCCTCGTCGTACCCGTCGTACCACTCGTCACCCACACAAAGTTCCAGCGTGTCCGCACACATCGTGTTGCTATGTACATAGCGGGAGTTTTGGCGTCCTATAACTGCGTAAGCCGGGAAGGCCGTGCGGCTAAGCAGGCACAACTCGTCGGCGATGCGGTGCAGTTCTTCATCCTTGGGTGCGTATTCTCGGATCCTCTGCGGTGCGAGGTCGTATGTCATCACCACAATACCGCGCGTTGCCGCGATGGCTGAGTATGAGCCAGTCCACGACGCCCCGTCACCCTGCGACCAGAACCCCGAAAACGACGGCTCGTTCTTGTCGAGGTCGATGCCGAGGATCTCGCAGATGTGGTTGAAGTTGTCGTACGTGCTATCCCACCAGTCGTGGCCCACGTTGAACTCGCGATGCTTGTCGATGAATACTTGGCTGTAAGTCATTGTCTTTCTCCTTGTTAATTATGCGCGGCGCATAACGCCGCGCGGGTTGTTACATGTCGCGTGCTGTCACGTGCACTGTGGTGCCGAACGGCGGGTTGCATGACTTGTTGTCGACGATGACCCACAGGACAGGACAGGTCCACTGGCCCCACGACCCGCCAAGATAGCCGTCAGTGAACACGATCGCACACTGCGCTGTGATACCCTCGGCTGCCATGTACTCGGGCACGCACTCGACCATTGTGCCACCGCCGCCCGCGGGCTTGGTGCTGGCGATCATGTTGTCCATCTCGTGCGCCTCATACCGCTCGTCGGCGCACACCTTGGTGTCCCAGTACAACAGGCGCGCAGCCTCGGGGTGAACGGTCTCGGCGATGCTCTGCACCTCGGACAGCATACGTGTGATCTCGGGCTGGCCGATCGAACCTGACATGTCAGGCGCCACGACAATCTCGCCGATCTGCTCACTGATACCGGACGGCATGTAATACCCAGCACCGATGTACCTGCGACTCGGGCGCTGCCACGTGGAGTAGTCCTTGCCCGCGCAGGTCGATGATATGAACTCGCGCAATACCTCGCGCCAGTTCTGTTGCGGTTGCAACAACTCACCAAACATACGGTCGCCACCAGACCCGACCTTGCCTGCCACAAGCGCACCTTGGCGGATCGCCTCGTCAATGTCCCGCGCAAGATCTTCTTTCTCGGCCTCGCTCATATCCTTGGCATCTTCCCAGTCGTGCTGGTCGAAGCCCTCGCCGTCGCCGTCGGATGGTTGGCCTTGGCCACCACCCTTGCCGCCCCCATCCTTCTTGAGGTCGGCATAGACCATAGCGCTGTCCCAGCCGCGATACTTCTCGTCAAGACAGCCGATGGTCAGTGCACCTGTCATTGTGGCGAAGCCGTCTTTGTTGTCGTCGACTAGCTTCTGGTTAATGACGTAGTCACACGCTTGGTTGGCAGCCCGCTCGTTCTCCTTGTACATCCACTGCCACGTGGTCAGGTGTTGGTACAGCTTGTGGTACACCTCATGCAGCACAAGGAAGCGCAGCTCTCTGTCGTTGAGACTCTCGACGAAGGCGCGCCCGTACTTCTCGTCGCGGCCGTTGGTGCGGGCTGTGGGTACGCTGTCGTCGATCTTGCGGCTGCCGATCATCATGATGCCGGACAGGGCCACATACTTGGGGTTGGCCATGATAGCCACAACTGCCTTCTCTAGACGTTGCTCTGGTGTCAGTTTATTATTGAACATTTGTGTTCTCCTTGGTTATGCGCGGGGCATAACGCCCCGCGCCGCTAAATCGCCGTTAAATCGCCGCTCGTTTTTCGGCGATTTACATACCCAGCCCGGGCAGTGCGTCGATAGCAGCCTGCATGGCGCGCTTGGTATCCTCGCGGAAGCCGTCGTTGGCCACAAGATCGCCCTTGTCCACGCCGTCGAGCGCCGCACGGATACGGTTCTGTGCCAGCGTCAGGCTGGCGTCGCCCGTGTAGTTTGTGGCCTCCAGCAGGTCGGTCAGCTGCAACACGTTCTCCATGGTGCTTGCGTAGATCTTACCCTTCTTACCTTCTGCATCGACGTCGAGCTGTGCCACGAACCGCTTGAGTTGTGTGTGCAGGCGGTCCCAGATGTCGCGCATGGCGCCCTCGACCTGCTTGCTGTAGAACGTGGCGTACTGCTCGCGCAGGCTATCCTGTGCATCGTTCTCGATATCCACACGCCAGTCGCCTGCATCGGGCAGCGGGATGTAAGACAGGCGGAACCCGAACTTGTCCCGCAGTGAGTCCACCGTCGGATACTCGTCACGGTGAAACAGGGTGCCCAGTTTGGCCTGTGCCTGCACAACTTCCCAGTCGTATGCGTCGAGGAACAACTGCACCAGACGATCGAACTCGTTCTGTAGTGCGCTGATCTGCTCGTGGTACTTGAAGTACATCGTCGTCGGTAGAAGGCGCAGCCCGCTGTCACTCCACGGCATTGTCATGGCGTAGTGCGACGTGCGCACGTTGGCTGCGAATTTCTGAACTGCTACCAGTTCCGCACAGTCACCCAGCAACTTCTTGTTGACTGATGCCACACCTGTACGCGCAGAGTTCTGTATCGTGACCGCGGCTGATGCGGCCTTATCCTTACGCCGACCGGTCCACGATGAGATGTTGAGTTCCACCAGCATTGATGCAGATGATATAGATGGTGCGGACACCGTTGGTTGTGTGTTGAAGTTCATTGTCTTTCTCCTTGGTTGTTATGCGATCGGGCGAGCATAGCCCGCCGTCACGCTATTATGCGCGGCGCATAATACGCCGCGCGGGTTGTTAAACGTCAGCTGCGAAAAGGTACGACCTCGAGCGAGCCCAGCCCGTAAAGGCTTTGTTGGTCATGATGAGCCCCTGCTTGGCATACTTCGGCGCACGTACGCCGTTGGCGAACATGCCCTGCGCCTCGGGGTCAAGCCGGTCCATATAAGTCATCCACGCATCAATCCAATCGGCCTCGATAGATGCAAGCGTGCGGAACACGACCATGCACACTGCGGCCGCTGACTGTGGCACCTTGGCTGTCTCGGGGTTGTTCTTGATCGACGCCATAGTGGGCAGGTCCTCGGCCAGCCGCACGAAGGCCATCATGTCCATGGCTGCGCGGTCGCCAAGCGTACCCATGATGGCCGCTGTGATCGTCACGTTGTCCAGCTTATCACGCAGCTTGAGCCAGTCAGAGGCCGCTTCGAGCGAGCGTGGTGTCACGAAGGCAGCACGTTGTGAGCGTGGGTGGTAGATGTACGGGTTGTCGTCGGGGTTCTGCACATCTTCGAAGGACTGAAACACCTGCGGGTTGTCCTTGACCCAGCCCAGCACGATGGGGTCAATGTCGTTGTTGATCCCCCATTCAATCCACTGGATCGCGTCAGGCTTCTTGAGCGTCACACAGGTGATGCGGTTGCGGGCGTGTGGGCGCAGCATATCGCCAACGCCTTCGGCCCCGAGGTTGGTCGTGGCGAACACGATGCTGTCCTTGTGGAGTTCGTAGGACCCGACCTTGCGCTCCAACATGAGGCGTAGCAGGGCGTTCTGCACCATGGGGTTGGCCTTGCCCAACTCGTCGATCATGACGATCACGGGGCGATCATGCAGGTGCAGGCCCAACTCCTCGTTGGTTGCGAACCGCACGAAGTCCTGTCCGTCGAGTTCTGCCATCTTCGGAATCATGATATCGCCAAGATCCTTGGTGGTGCAGTCGAAGTAGCAGGCGGTGTGTCTCGCAAGCTTGCGAGCCAGCTCGGTGAGCATCGAACTCTTACCAGTTCCCATATGCCCGCTGACCAGAACGGTGCGCAGGTGGCCCGCTGTGGCGATCATGTTCGTGGCCTGATCGAGGTCCACTTGGTACAT